AACTGAAACACCAGAGGCAGGCCAGTATAGGTTGCGCGGAAGATAGCTTTTTCGCAAAGAATGGTGGCATATTCACCGCCAACCAAGCCAGTAATCTGTCCGGCATCAGGCAAGTCCTGAAAATCAGACTGGTCTGTGCCAGCAGTCCAGCTAGTGTAATTGCTGAAGCCTGACCACTTTACCCGCATAGGCTTTCGGCCTGAGCCTTCATCAATATTAGCCGTCCATACAAAATCTCGTACCACAGCAAGAAAGTCAGCTTTCGGAGCGCCGGAAACATCCGCCCACGCCGATGATGAGTTTACATCCCAATACTGCAATGTCTCGCCTACACCGCCAGCGGCTATGGCTATGTCTCCGAACTGAACAAACCGCCAGCGCTCTGCGCCAGTTAAAGAATACCCGCCAGCCTTGCTGACATCATCTAAATTGCTTGTTCCTGTGTTGAAGGTGTACAGCTTGCCAGCATCGCCAGCAAATAAAGTTACATCCCCATCATCATCTTTTACTGAAAAAATGCCACGGATTCTATCGTCAGCCGAGTTGCTGATAGCGACAGTGCCTTTCATAGCACGATACCCACCAGCCGCAGGTATTACGTTGGTGGCTGTAATTAAGCCTTGATTCATGTGGTCTGGTTGGTCAGGCATCCATTCGCCGAAAGGTATCATACGTTCACCCATGTTCCAGTGGTAACTGATTGGTCAGTCCAGACCTCAGAGCCTAAAGGCACATCCGTCCATATTTCTGTGCCTATAGGTACTGGTGTCCAATCGTCACCAATCACCTTCATGGCAACAGTCGGCGTTATTGCTACCAGCGCTGACATCTGCGCCTTGTACTGCGCTGTAAACGGCGCTGAGGTAGTTACTGCCGCCGTTACGGCAGATGCACCAGCAAATGTAGCGTTAACGCTCAGTGCGCCTGTAATCGCCGCAGGGGCAGTTGCCTCTACCTGCCTAAATATCGTAGGCGTGGCAGTGGCGGTATTCGCAATGTTAACCAGCGCCTCAAACGGCTTGACCTTGGCAAACAAAGCAACAGCCGTATTAACAGCCGTAACAGATGCCGCAATCTCCATAATTTTGCCAGACGCGGATGTAGCGGTAGCCGCAACCGACACAGAAGCCTGCGCTGAGTGCAGGGTGTCAACCGTCAGGGATGCAGATGCAGTTAAAGCCGCACTCACTGAAGAGGCGGCTTCGTGCATTACGAGGTTGTTTAAATCGTCTACAGTGCCATAGGCATTTAGACTATCAACTGTACCCCAAGCATCTAACTGGTCAACCTTTGCCATTGCCTGCCCTATGCGGCTGTAATGTCCATATCGCCAGCGGCAATACGAAGGATGTCACCCGTTGCTACTGCCTTGCTTGCAGTCAGTGCGCCGTGAATAAGCAGATTGCCGCTTGTGCTGGCATCAAATAAACCGAAGTGGCTAACAGTACCCCATGAGCCTGTTGCCGCTGGAAAGTCTACCGCACCGCTATTATCTGCTGTGCCGCTACTTGCCGCATTAAAGGCAATGCTCTGACGGGCGTACCCTGAGCCGGAAAGCTCTGTGCCGGAGTTGTCATCGTTAAATGAACCCGTGGACAGGCCAACGTAAACTGTTGTCGGCATGGTGTAAGCACCAGTGCCTAAAATGTGGTCGAGAATCTCGTTCTCTAAATAGTCAGTGATAGCTGACATGATTATCTCTTCGCTTGTGCGTTTGCTTGTGAATAGGCTGATTTAATTTGCAGAGAACCTGTACCGTAATGACTTCTCTGTTCGTCCACCTTTATCTCTTCAAGAATGCGGGTGAATTTCTGGTCATACTGTGCGGCTCTTGCCTCGTCCAAAAGATAGGCGTAACCTTCCGCCAGCGCACCGTACAGATACAAATCTGGGCTTCTGGTAAACAGTATTGGTGTAGTGGTATTGCTGATGTTTGGCAGTGAGCCAATGTAAACAATTTCCTGAGTATAGGCCGCATCTGGTATAGGTCGCATTTTCAGTTCCAGTCCGACAATACTGTAACCCTCCGGCATACCCTCTCCGTTTGAGGAATACATACTATCCAAAGCAGACGGGCTATAATATGTAAGCACTCGTGTCGGTGATGCGTTTATCTTTACTTCACGGACTTCGCGGAAATCATTAGGCAATAAGATGTACTCATCGCCAGCAACCAGCGTGGCCTGAGAACGCTTTTCCTGTTCGCGTGTCTCTAGCTCACGGCTCATGCGTGATTCAGCCATTGTGATAAAATCAGGTATTTGGCTGGTTAAGTCAGACCGAGCCATGAAATTGGCAACGGCTGTTTTAAGTTCCGCGTAATTTGCAATACTCATAAGTGACCGCCGCCTGTTCTGAATACTCTGTTTTCGTTATTGTTCAGCCACTGCTTCCAAGCCTTCGGATTATCAGCAGGCTTGCCGAACTTCTGCACAAGCTCATTATACAGCACATTAGGTATTTCCGCCACATGGCTCATGTGCTTCTGTGTGCCTGTCATTTGCCCATAGCGCCAATCGTCAGCCATGTGCTTGTTAATCTTCAAAAGATTGTCAAACGTCTGGCTCTGTTCAACAACAGTACCGCCATGCCTGCCCTGCTTCATTTTGACCTGAGTGCCAGTAAGCGGGTCTGTCTTTAATATTCTGTCCATAGTTCCTCCTGAAAGGTGAGAGGGGCAGTCACCCGCCCCCCTCTTTGATTAGCTAGCTTACGAACCGTTTAGGTCGAAGATTCCAGCGTGCGCCTTTGGTGCTTGCACTTTCAGTGACCACTCAGTAATCAACTGCATCTTTTCTGCGTCACCTGTTGCCGCGATTTCGTTCTCAGCGAAGTTACGGCCTGACAGTGTGCATAGTGATGCAAAGTCTGGGTCAATTAGGAAAACGCGGTCATTGCCCATGAAGCGTGATGGAGCAACATCTAGTGTGCCAAAGTCTGTTAGGAAAACAGAAGTTGAACCTACATAGGTTGTTGCCTTAGCCGCAGTCATGTTGACATCGTTGCTTACCAGGTTGCCAGATGCTGACAAATCTGAGAAGTTTGCACGGTTGGTCGCAGATGCAATTAGCATCTTTGGATTTCCGCCCTGTGACCATGCGTCTTGCATCCCATCTTCAATAAGAGCAAGTGTAAGCGCACGGGGAGTACCCGCAGTAATGGTGTCTGTGCCATCGCCTGTTGCGAAAGCACCAGAGCCTGCACCGACTGAACCGTTTGTCATCCAGCATGAAAGTGATGCTGACTTACGCGGGTCTGATGCGTCACGGGCTACGTCTGTGTCACCGATTGCTTTTTCGATGTCTCTACGCAGTTCCAAAGATTTTAAAACGCGCTGGTAAGCCATTTCACGGTCACGTCCGGCTTTGTCCACGGATTCTAAAGTTCCGCTGACAGCCGCGTCCTTAACTGATATCTGATGGTAGTTACCGAACCTAGCAGTCGCTGTTGGAGTTGCAAATGTAGCATTTGCCCCTTCATTGACGTAGTTGGTTGCGGAAGCCGCCGCCAGTTCCTGTACCTGCCACTCAGTAAAGATACCGTTTGAGGTTTCTTTCTTCAGGGCAGAAAAGATTGGTGTTTCATCTGGGTCGATGCGATAAATCACATCTGCCAAATCTTCGCGTTCACCCACCGCTGTTTGGGTTGTATGTGTAGCCATTTTTCAATTTCCTTCTATTAGCTAGTTGCCCATTAAGTAATTAACAGCCGCATCTACAGAGCGCTCATTATTGAGCCTCTTTAGAGACTTCTGTTTTTGACGACTTGCTACTTGAGCCTTTGTCTTAGGTTGTCCAGCCTTAGCCATCTTCGGAGCTTTGCTTGCTTTCTTCTTCGCGGCGGGTTTCTTCGACTGAAGATTATCCCATTGCCACGCCTTATAAAGCAATTCGATAGCCCGTGCGTCAGACGCATTTGCTATCTCTTGCGGCGAAAATCCTACACTCTGCTGAGCGTATTTGATGACCTGTTCACGCTCACTTGTGCGAACATTCTCATCACGCCACTGAGGGATGCGGTCAAGCATTTGCTCCCTCTGTACAGCCAGATGCTGTTGCATCTGAACCTGTTGCTCCTGAGCCTGCTGTTGAGCAATTACCTGTCTCTCTGACTCTACTTGACGCGCCTGTTCTTTTTGCTGGTCAAGCTTTGTCTTGTACAGGAACAACTCCTCAGCCGAATACTCTTTCGCTAAAGCATCCCAGTCAGGTTCGGCATCGCCGAGTATCTGCTGGTTATACTGAGACAACTGTTCAAGTTGCTGTGCGTAGGCATCCCTCATCTGAGCCACTTGTTGCGCTTCAGCTTCAAACGCTTTTCGTTGCTCTGCAAGTTCTTGACTACGCTTTGTGTATGCCTGCTGGCGCTGGTATCCGTTCAGAAGCTCGTCTTGCGTGACCTCATACTCATCACCGTCTACTTTGACAGTGTAAATATCAGGTTGCTCAACCTCTTCCTCTTCTTCTACCTCGTCAGTATCATACTCACCTTCTTCATCATCCTCGACATATTCAACCTCTTCGGCTTCCTCTGTCTCGGCCTCTGCTTCCAGTGTCGGAGTTTCGGCTTCCGCCTCTTCTCCTAGCCGCCCATCACTTACCTTGTCCTCTTCAGGGGGTGTTGCTAATAGGCTGTTCATTGCTTCGTTAATTGATAAACTTCCAGTCTCTTGCGAGTTGTTGGACATAACTAATTACCTTTTCTCAAATTTTACGCGGTTTTGCAACTCATCTAGTTGCGCTTTAGCCAGTTTGCCATCCGTGACCACCCCTTCGAGATATCCTCTGAGTGCTGACAAGTTCTGGCATAACATATACAGCCGTTCACGGTTTTGTGAATCTTCCACAGAACTCGCCTTCCACGCCTGTATAAAATCTGTTTCAAGTTGGCTAAATGCCTCTTGCAATAATTCATTTCGTAATAACGCCGCCGCTTTCTCGCCGCGCTCCATGCTTCCCCTGACTTTACCTTCGTTCATATTAAGCTGTATCCTGTCACATCGTATGGGTCGTCATATATGCCAACGTCTGTCGGCTGTCTAAAGCCTACATTCATTGCCCCGAACTGTGCTGGGTCATAACCAGCTAGCAAACCGCCATAAACCTGCGGGGCTAAATCTAGCAAACCCTGCCGCATATATTGGCCTTCTGTCGGGTAAATGCCACCAGCCGGATAGCGGTAGCCTTGGTCTATCATAGACTGCCTTGGGTCTGCCTCTGGCTGTGCCTCCGCAACTGCTGTTGCCTCTGGGGCTACAAAGCCATCATCATCGCCGCCATAGTCGGGCGGATTAATTAGGTTTTGATACGCGCCTTTGTAAGCGGGGTCTTTAGCTCCACTGTAGGTAACAACGCCAGTGGTGTTGCTATACTTTAGCTCACCCTTTGCTGTCGGGGCTATCACATCACCAGTTTCAGGGTTGATTTCTCCACCCATATTAAGTAACTGCCCGTAGTTCTTCATGGCTCTTTCTTGGCTAGTCCCAAGCCCAAAGGCTTCGGTAATCTTGTCAAAGGGGGACGTAACAGCACCAAGCAAACCAGTGCTGGGCGAAGGCAGAGCGCCAATAACATCCCCGCGCACTTCCATCATATATTCAGCGGTCTGTCTATCAATGGGTTTCCCGTCAACCGAATATGTGTCTGTCGTTGGGTCATATACAGGCGCTTTAGGAATTTGCCCCATGCTCCTAACACCCGAAGGAGACATCATGCTCATATTTAGGCTAATAGGGGAGCCGTTCACTAAAGCGGCCTGCGGGGAACTCAATGAATTAACATTAAGCGCAGACGGCCTGACAGTGCCGATATTTTGACGCAAGCCTCGCAATATAGCGTCTGGATAAACACTTGCAAGCTGTTGTTGTTGTAACTGTTGTTGTTGTAACTGTTGTTGTTGAGCCGCCTGCTGTTGGACAGCTTGTTGTTGCCGAGCCGTTGCTTGCTGGGCTAACTGTGCGTCAACATTCGCCTGAATAGCGGCAACATAAGCATCATCATCTGAACTGCCAGCGCTGATTTCTTGTAATGTTCTGCCGCGATAATTCCCTGAGCCGCCTCTGGTTGGGTCATCAACCGCGCCTGTACCTAAAACATCGTAACCGCCTAAGCCCATCTCTTTACCCTCTCGGTAGGTTGGTTGATATCTCTGCGTCAGTGTAGGCTTTTAGCTGTCTTAGCTCTGCCTCTGCCGCTAATTCTTGTCTGCGAAGCTCTAGCTCCATCTGCATTTTCTCGCGCTCTAGCTCTATTTCCATCATCATGCGCTCACGCTTCAGGGCTATGTCAGCTTGCAACTCAGCCTGCGCTGACTGGTCTTGTTGCTGAGGCTGTTGAGCCATCTGCTGTTCCATCATAGCAATTTGCTCTGGGCTATTAAAGAACTGGTCAGCATCCTTAAACCCGCCAATCTCTGCAATGCTACGCAATGTATTCACATATTGCGCCATAGTTACTACAGGATTGTTTGCGCCTAACTGCATTAGGATTTGTTCTTGCTTGCCAGCAATCTGCGTAAGGAACGCAATCTTTTGCTCGTCATCAGCCGTACCCAAGCCAACCTGCACCACAACGTCAAACTCGCTATGCCACTCTCTAGGGTCAATCGGCACAAAGTTATTGCGAAGGCGAATAATACGCGGTTTCTGGTCATACTTAGTCACCAAATGTAGGATGCCCTTGAACAAGTCTTTGACACCAGTTTCAGCCATAGTCCGTGCATAGCTCTCCAGCTTTACCTGAGCGCCTCGTACTGTCGCGCTGATAGCTGAGGCTGTCGTGCTTTGAAGGGCGTTGGCATCCAGACCTTGCGAAGCCTTGCTCATCCCAGTTCGCTGTTCCTTCAAATTATCTATGTAGTCCATCAGAGGCCGGACTTCACCGCCTACGGGTGTGCCAGTAATGGGCTGAACCATGCCCTGCTGACGCATACGGATAATCCCGCCTCTC